TTCTAAATGCTCTTGAATCAGCTGCAAATAGTTCATTGTCTACAAAATTATTAATAGTATTTTGGTCGTGGTCACCATCTACTGATAAAATTGTTTCTTTCAGTCGAGTGGTTAATTCAGGCATAGTTTCAACCTTTAACTTACGATTTGCTTTCTTTATTTCTTCTAATCTATGTTTAACCTTTCGGTCTTTTGATTCTGTCATAATCATAAAGGTAACTTCTCTTTGTGATTGTGGAAGTTTAAAAGAAAACTCATTTTTATGTAATTCAATTTGAGCAGAACCATCATATTCTGCATTTTCAAACTGAGTAAGGTCGATTGTTTCAGTTTGTTCGTTTCCAGAAAACGGGTCGGTCACATTTACTTTGTAATCCTTACCATATCCTAAAATTCGAGCCGCAATCATAATAGCGTTTTTATCACCAACAATTAAATCAACATATTTAACGGGCTGCCCCTCACCATTACTAACAATTAAAGATTGAAATAATCGGTCAAGAACTGAACCATCTTTGATATATGACTGAGTAGTGAGGATATCCTCTTCCTTTGCGGTCATATATTTCATTTCAATTTTACCACTTGAAAGGGGGTTGTCCTTTGAATAGACAAGCCCCTTTGATGGTAATTCTATGATTTCTGTTGGAAATTTATAATCACGGAGAGTTTGTATCTCAGCTTCCGTTCTTAACTTGTTTGCGATGTCCTTATCAGACATTCCTTTGTAATCATCTTGTAAATCTGCCATAACTAATTAATTTTAATTTATTCGGAAACAACGGCTTCAAATGAATATGCACCATCCACACCAACTAATTTGTGAGTTCCACCATACCAATTTTCAGGAACTTCAATTTCTGCACGAATACATTCATATCCATCGACCCAGGTATATGGGTAGTTTTCATCTACTTCAAAGATATCGCCATCATAAGTCGTTTCAGTCTCTGTAATGGATACAATACCCTCAGTTACGATAGCATACACAACTTGTGTATCTCTCATTCTAATAATGTTAATCATAATCGTCTCCTTTTAATATGTACATATAAATATAGAAATAAAACTTTTTAATACAAAAAAAACCCCACCTATTTGGTGGGGTTCTCATTTTACAATTTTTATTACAATCCGTATTTTAGTATTGTAGTATTGCGTAATCGTAAGTAAGTGTTAAATCTACGGTTGCTAAATCTTCACCTGTGTAGTCCATATCAGAGAACTTAGCAGTTTGAATGAAAGCACCTTTTAATGTCCACTCTTCTACTTTATCACCAACGGGACCCAAACTGTTGAATGTGATATCTTTCTTGTAGAAATCTGAGTAACCATCACGACCAGTTACTGATTCATGGTGTAGTCTTACCCACTCCATAGCTGCCTGTGCTGCTGATGGTACAATTGCGTCATAAAGACTAATTGTAATATCAGACCACTCAGAACGACCTTTAATGTATCTACGAGTGTTAATATGGTCGATGGTAACTTTACCATTTGTAATTTCAGGTCTGGCTGCCGTTTTCACCAAGTACGCCGGGATTCCCTCGATGTACATAATGAACCTATTTGACATTTTAGGTTCAAAGTTGGTGAACATAATTTCATTTGGGTCTAATAATTGTGCCATTTATAATCTCCTATTATCTTTCTAATAAATAGTCATTCTTCTAAAATTATGCACCTGGGAATGCAGCACCCGTTGGAAGGATGTTGAAATCAAGTACAATGAATTCAGCAGTTTTAGTTGGTTGTAAGTAAATTTCTCCTACCATGATGTTTCTATCAATTACATCTGGTGTGTTATTGGTGTCATCCATTATCACACGGAATGCGTAAAGACCATTTCTTTGTTGGATTGATTCCAAGTATGGGTTTACGATTGACAAGAAACGATTTCTTGTTGCTGCGGTGTTTTGTTCGAATACCAAGTATCTTGTAGAAGATGCGATGTATTTCTTAACAGCAATCATTAATCTACGAACATTGATTCTATCCAATGCGGATGGTTTAGCTTGTAGGGTCTTTTGACCGAATACAGTAGCACCTTGACCTGGGAAGGTTGCGATTGGATTAATTCTATTTGTGTAGAGTGTATCTCTCTCATCGTGAGTCAAACGAGTCTTAACTTCGATAACATTTGACAAACCACCACGATTCAAACCGGCAGGAGCGTACCACTCAGCTGCAACTGAGTCATTGAATGCAATAACACCAGGAAGAACAACACTTGGTGGAACCCACACAGGTTTGTTTCTATCAGTATCGAGGATTTTAACCCATGGGTGGTAAGTCGCAACATAGTTAGAGTCAAACGAACTCAACGAGTTAACAACCGTTGAGATGGAGTCAGAGTAACCACCAGCATCCATTATATAGAAACAATCTTGTCTATCTTCACACAAATCTTTTGCGAAAGTAGTAACTGAAGAGTGTAGTCTATTTAAAATACCTGGAAGAACTAACATATTTAAATCAAACTCATCAGGGTTTGAAACTGCGTTAATAGCTTTTCTCAAAGCGGTAGTACCAGCTGCGGTTGCGGATGAACAATCCAAACCTTGAGTGTTACCGGCAACGATATTGTTACCCATGTTAACTACTCGGTTTGGTTCCCATCCATCAAAACCACCTTGGAAAGGTACGATGAATTTCTTAGAATCGATGTCTGAAGTTAATGTGATTGCGGTCTCAGAACCAACAGTACCTGTAACACAATTAGCCAAATCAAAGTCAGTACCAACCGTTTCGGTTGACCCGTCTGGGGTTGGCATCAAGAAGTTCAAGTTGTCGGTATTTGTAAAGTCAAAGTTGTAACCCAAGAATACTCTCTTATTGTATTCGTTACTTACTGATTGAGATACAACATAAGAAGGGGTTGGTAAGTTATAAGTTGAATGTAATGGTGAAGTCACTGCACCAAAACCAAATGGTACGAGTGTTGAATCAATAGCACCACTATCAACATCAGAATCAACTTCTACACGAATGTGAACTGATGCGTTATTGTAGTCACCATTAGTTGACAATTTACCATTAGCATCAACAGTAATATATTTGTCACCAATTACTCTCTTAATGTAGTTTGGTGAGTTAGGGTCAAGATTAAGACCTGTAAATTCTTCTACGATATTTGGTCTTGTATCAGCATCTTGTACTGATTGTCCGAAAATTGAATTAGGAATTTTAGAAGTGTCTACTCTTCTAACAATAACACTAAATGTACCATACTCAGAACCTGGTACCTCTGAAGCTGGTTTGATATCACGGATACCTACTTTGAATTCGTAGTTAGTAGCAGTACCATGAGATAAAGTGTGGAGCTTAAACAAGTTAGTAGCAACACCACCAACTTTTTGTGATTTAATCCAAGGAGTAGATGCCCAAGAATAAGATTTAGTGTAATCAACATCAACTTGAGTTAAAGATACTTGAACATTTTCACCTGTTGCAAATGATGCAGATTGGAATGTTGAGAAGTTCAAGAATGTGTAAGCAGACTTACTTGACTTAGGAGCGTATCCGTAAAGTTTTGTAATATACTTAGAATCTTGTGGGTCTAATGATGCGGATGTGATTGTTTCACTAACTAAACTACCAGTCAATGTTAAAATGAACGAAGATGCACTTGCGGCGGCATCTACTGATGAATCATCGAAATCACCTCCAAATGTGGTTGTAGTTGGGTGTAAAAGTGCACCAACATACTCACCTTGAGATGAAGACATTACCAATGCGATTGGTTTTGCAGTATAACCATCAGCACCTAATACTCTTACGATGGTTGCAGCACCAGCATCTTCTAAATACGCTTGTGCAGTATATGGAAGATATGATTCTTCAGACAATCCACCGAAGTTTTGTTGAAATTCATTAAACGATTCTACTTTTGTAGGTACAAACGCAGGACCTTTAATAGTTTGTCCAATGAGAGCTGCACCAATTTCACCAATACCTACTGGTAAAAATGATAAGTCTTTTTCTCTCGTGAAGACACCTGGACTAACAATTCTTTCAGCCATTATTTTTCTCCTAAATTCAAAATTTGGTTTTCCTTATAATAAATACACCAAAAATTAAGGAAACGACTACTTATTGGATAGGAGTAAACTGATTTGTGGTAATATCATATGTACCTTCACCATATTTTTCTCTCAATCGCTTTCCTAATTCGGTTTCTTTAACTCTTAAATTACCATATTCACTAATCAAAGAATTTTTTTCGTTTTTTAAGGCCTTATAATTTGCTTCCAAGTCTTGAATATTTAATTCAACCTCACCTACTTTTGAAATAGTGGTTACTACTTGTTTTTGAAGGTCCTTAATCTCAGCCACTTCTTCATTAGTAAACTGTTTAATTACATTTTCTTCCATAACAATTATTTTATTACTTTATACTATATAAATATGTAAAAATTATTCATTACCTATGGTTGGAGAAGAATCATTTCCTCCTAATTTTGGATTTTCACCCCAAGAAACTTTACCAATTGAAAATTTTCGTTTAGTATTATTAGCCATTGCGGTGTATTCTGGTACAATGTATGCTTTTGCAACTAAACTAATATTTGCACGAGTAATTCTATCTTGGCCCAGCTCTGAAACAGTTTCGAATGAGTAAGAATCCCCTTTGATTACAAATTTGTATCTATCACCAAAAGAACGACCTTGGAAATAAATAATTTGTTCTACAATCTTATTAACCTGTTCCATGTAGTCACACCAAACCACCACTTCGTATTCCAAATTTACATAATCAGGTCTTTCAACCGACATAAACTCTCTAACAGGTTGTTGGTTTGTTAATATAGAGAATTGGTCATACCTATTTGCCTGTGTGTACTTCCGTTCGAACATTTGGTGAGCATCTTCGTTCTGAGCTACCTTTAGTTTTGATAATTCGGTGTTGATTGAAAGATTATTTCGTTTAAATGAGATAACAGGTGTTAAAATCATACCATTATCATCTCTCATGAACCCATCTCGTTGAGCAGACGCCCATTTCTCTGGAGAAGCATACATTACTGGAACTGGATAGAATCTACCATCATCTTCTATTGTAGGTTTTACATCTTTCTCCAAAAATGTCTTGAATGCGGAATCAACATCGTAAATACCAACTGAAATGTTTTTTACATTGTCCTGGTCTCTACGAACCTGCTTCGCTTTATTCAATTTTGGGTCTTGTGTAGTTGAAGACTCGGTTTGAACAAGATTTGGTTTTGATGTATCGTTATTTCTATACTTTATTGCCATCTTATAATCCTAATGGTACTTCGTTATCATTTTGTCGTGAGTTACCCTTATATGTATCTACCAATTTAATTGATGTTTGTCTTGTAACATGGGAATCACATTGAACCGATACATTGTAACCTTGACTATCACCACCATCCCAAGTTTGTGGATTTTTTCCAGCGAAATACTGAACTTGGTATGTTGCGTCTATTAAATGGTATTCATTATTCCATTGAATAATATCACCAACCTCAGGTACAAGATTTTTTTCTACTAATGTATCACGAAGAAATCTAAATTGTACTTCACGAGAATATGATTGACCAAAGTCATCAGAAATTTGTGATGCCTGATTTCTCTCGATGAGAGCAGGAAGCTTAATTGGTTGGTAAAATACCTTTTCTTTACCTTCACCATATAAATTTGCTTTAGTTTCAGTCAAAGCAACTTGGTAATAGTAGATTTCAGTATCAATAATGTCATTGATAAGTTCTTTATTCACTTTACTGAATAGAGCCATATCTCGTTGTCCACCGAATAAAGCCATTTGGTTATCCTATGTAAATTGGTCTTGGAATTCTATTCAAAGTTGACTCAAGAAACTCGGCTTCGTCTCGTTTTGCTTCCATAAGCGATTTACGCGAAGTTGCTTCTAACATTTCTTTTAGTTCGGTCAATAAAGTTTCCTTTTCAGCAGATGCTTCTGAACGAAGGTCGGCTCCATCTAAACTAACATCCGCTCCAGGAATTGGAATTGATGAAAATTTAGCTCTAACTGCCCCCAACATTTCTTTAGACAATGCCAATGCGTACCTTGCAATCCATTGTTTTCCTGATGCGTTGATTGAAGTATATTCCAATCTTTGGAATGGTACATTTGAAAAATCACTTACAACATTTGATTTTGCTACTGGTGAATTTACTTCACTATCTAATGTATAATCAAAATAAACCTTTGTTCCTTCATCACCTGTTGTTGGGATTGGAAATAATCTTACCCTCTGACCATCGATGTGGAAACCAAATGATGATTTACGAATATGGTCATTGAATTCAATTGCTTGTAGACGAAGTAAATCATCAAACATTGGTTGCATCATAAATGACACACCTGGAGAATATGCACCCCAACCGAATGTATTCAACATTTGTTGAGAACCCATACCTGTACCTACAAATGGGTCAAAGTATCTGATAATTGCAGGTGGTTGATAATGGTAGAATCTACGAATAGTTATACCATTTGCTACCGACCCACTTTCGAGAGTAACGACATTACCATCACCTAAGTCGTAAATTTGTTGACCAGATGACATATCAAATGAACCTGTATATACAGTTACTCTACCACCACTCAATGCCTCAGTACCATAATCTTTTGCGATGTTTACAACACCAGACATATTGTTATTAATTTGTGTATCTCTCAAATCTAATGATAAATCAGAACCCTGAAGAGATAACATATTTTCTTTGGCTCGATATTGATTTACTTGTGAAGAATACTCACTAACTGCCTCTTCAAAACAAGTAAAGAAGTTAATATCTTGTAATTCAATGTCTACAATTGGATATCCAAGTCGTTTAGCGCACCAATTTGCAACCTTAGGTGCATCTGATACAAACTGAACCTCCGTATCAAAATATCCAAAAGGTGTGGATGACCCACTTATAAACGAACCTGAACCTGGCCATATTGGAATATTAACTGCCATTTAAACTCCTATACTATTATCTCAATATATAAATAGTATCAGGTTTACCTTTTCAAGTTTTTCATAAAAGAAACTATTATATATCGTTGACCCTTTCTGACAGGCCTTGCACCATGTTTATGTGTAATATTTCCAGGATGTATAGTACAATATCCTATTGGAGCTTTTACTAACTTTTTTTGTCTCCAAAACCAAGTACCACCACCTTCGTACTCATCTATATCGGAAAGTTGTACCAAACAGGTAATATCTGACATATCGTGGTGAATTGATAAATGTCCCTGAGTTGTTGTGTTGTATCTGGCCAAGAAGTTTTCAGAACTCATGTCTTTCCAACCATCACCATCTAATCCAAATTTATAAATTGTAAACGGCGCAACAAATTCTTTTAATACTTTATAGTAAATTTCATCAAGGCCTAATTCAGTAAGTAACATATCGGTAGTTGGGTAGTATTCATGTCGATTTGTTGTCCATTTTTTAGAATGTTCCGCTTCTTCACGAATCATCTTACAAAATTCAGGGGTAAATAGTGGAAAATTAAAACACCCATCAAATAATTCGTCTGATATTAGTTCCCACTCACGGATTCTAGCGTCATATGTAACAAATCTTTCTAACCATTTAGTTTCATCTTCTTTAAAACTATACAATTCAGGATGTAACACATTTCTCTCAATTTCAACTTCAGGTTCATTAAATAAATCTCGCCACATTGAAGTAACACGGGTCCAATTTAAATTTTCAGCATATTCTTTAGAACTCTTGAGTGTTGCTGACCAAAAGTCTCGTTGATTATCTGCATTTTCAATATGGGTTAATAATTGACCTTTCATTTCTTCCCAAGGAATTGATGCAGATACTAATTTTGACTTACCTATAAGAAGGTTTTTTAGATTTGCACTATCTGATGCGATGATTTTAACGCCACCCATCATCATTTCCAAAGCAGTAATACAAAATGTTTCATCATAATACGATGGATATACCCAATATTCTGATTTACCAATTTCATCATATAGTTTTGATGGGGGTAATGCTCCTACAAATTCAACACCATCTAAATCGGTCTTGTA